ATGGGCGTGCGCGGCGTGCTGGTCTATTGCCATTGTGGTCATCACGTAGCGCTGGATGCGGACCGCTGGCCTGACACCGCGAGGCTCTCCGATCTCGAGCCGCGGTTCGTCTGCCGGGGTTGCGGTAATCGCGGCGCCGAGGTTCGGCCGGACTTCGACAGCGGCAAGCCGCCGCAATTTGCGATCGCAAAGTCACCTCTGTAATTTCCCGCCAGCAGAGGCACATGAAAAACGGCTCCAGTCTTAGGGAACCGGAGCCGCTATTTCCAGTCTTCTGGCCGCAGGGGCTGAGCCAGAAGCGAGGGACCAAACGCCGACCCTGGGAATTGGTTCCACCAGCCAACTGAGGTGGCCTATTGCACGTCCATTGTGGAATTTGCCGGCGGGCGCCTCTTGAGGCGCCAGTAACCAACCAGCGCGCGCCACTCGTATACGATCATTATGGTGCCGATCAGCGCAGTCCCGAGCGCTGACATTATCAAAACCATTTCGAGCATCGAACCGCCGCCTGCCGTGTCGATGTTCCTAAGTACCGAAGTGAACAATTGTTCCGAAGTTTTATTTGGGCTTGAGAGGCCCGCCAGCGTGACCCCGTAAATTTCCCAAGTCCAAAGAAAGTCCGCCGACCTTGTGAGCCGGCGGCGGGAGTTAACAGAGATATAGACCGGCGGGCACCGGTCGCTTGAAGGTTGATGTAACATGAGTCCGCCAGCGTGAACCGGCGGGCCTCTGTCGTCATATCCCACTGATGTTCTTGCCAGCGACTGCAAGGCAGGCTCAGCTTGAAGCAGAGCCGGCCGATGTAGAGGCGAATCAGGCGCATTCGTTGCCCCCGATCAGCACTACTACCGGCGCCGGCTTCTGTGTTGGCTCTGGAGCGTCCAGGAAGTCAGTAACAAGCCGCGCCATCAGGCGCAGAATGATCATCGCGTCCTCAGTCCCTTCCGGGAGTTGGCTGGCAAGCTGGATGGCGTGGCGGCGGTGCCAGGAATTTTCCTTCATGCCATCGCTCCTTGCTGCCAGTCCTGCGAACCAACCTGCTCAAGCAAGCCGTCAAGGTCGCCGATGCCGGATTCGGCGGCGTCCACCTCGAGGTCGCCCCGATCGCCGGTTGCCCATCGCCTTTGGTCGGTATGATACTCTCCGAGGCTACCGAGTGATGGCTCCATGTCCGGATCAGGTTCGGTGCGGTCAAGGAAGGCCAGCAGCCGCTCAATCTCGTCCCGGGCCTCCCTGCGGAGTCGCCCCAGCGCTTGGAAGAACTGGTCGGGGGGCATGCCTGTCCGACGGTAAAGCTCACCAGCGGAGTCCGCTGGCCTTCCTACGGTGGTTTTCATGGTCGTGCTCTGGGTTTGGCCGATCAAAGCCGTGCGCGGTGTCAGACCGGGCAGCCGGGGGTTGATCACCAGCCAGAGCGACTGGTCGAGACGCTTTTAAGGGTTGCCCCTCTGGACAGCACGCTCGCCCCCGGCCATAAAAGGCCGGTCGGAGCCGCGCCGCCAAGCGCGTCCGTCATTTCAGCCGCGATCACTCGTCGCCAAACGAGTGGTTCCTTGACCAAGGGAATGCGGCCTAGCTCTGGTCAGGGTGATCAAACCCAGAGCCATCCCATCACTGATTTGGTTAAAAATCCATCCCCTTTCGGGGCGCCTCGGCGCGTCCTCATGCTGGTGGATTGCGGGGATGCCGGCGCATCCGGATTCGCCAAGGCCGGTCGAAAGCGTCAGCCTCGTGTGGTGCCCTATGAGGATCGCCATGACGTCGCCATCACCCCAAACACTCGAATGCGAGAGAGACAAGCTGTTCCTGACCGACGCGGAGTTGATCCGGCGCCTTGGCGTGCCTGAGAAGATCGCACGCGTGAACCTGCGCATGCTGGACGCCAAACCCGGCGACTTTCCGAAAAAGCAAAAGCTGTGGGGCGATCGGCGATATTGGCCCGCCGTCGTCGGCTACTTCGACCAACATTATGGCTTCAGAATTTCGTCAAGCCCTTCGCCGCGATGACAGGACTCCTCACCATCAAGCAAGCTGCCGCTGAGTTAAGTGTCTCTCAGCAGTGGTTGAAGTATTGGCTTGTCGATAACCCGGTCGATGCTGCCGGCGTCCCTTTCTATCTCCGGATGGGCAGCCGTCTTAAATTCGAGCCCCGGGACATCGAACGCATACTCACTCATCTCCGCGAATCGGAAGCCGCCCGCCTTGGCCCAAGCATCAAGGCTAAGGCCCGCCTGGCCGGTCTCATGTCGCGCGTTGGTGGTTATGATCACCTGGTCGCCGTACGCGAGGCGGCGGAAGAGAGAAAGGCGAATCCAAAGCAGCCGTCACCGGAAGCTAAACTCATCGGCGATTTGGCCATTGCAAGCGTCTTAGGACCAAGGCCTTCGCGGAAGCCGCCGAAGCGCCGAGCGCGGCTGCCTGGACGTAAGCCACCCAGCTCCTGAGTCGCGGCGGGTCAATGGCTGCGGTGAGACTATCCACCGCCAGCAGTAGCAGCGCGAGTGAAGCCGCCGCACGAATAACATCTGCCTAGCGAGTCAAACTGCTGGAAGGGAAAGCTGGGGGTTGCGCCCGGCCCATCTGTTGCCTCTAACGTTGAGCTAGGGCTAGCTCAACCCATGCTGGCTGATTCCATCGAATGGTTGTCCAAGAACTGGAACGTGCTTTCCTCCGCGCCCTGGGTTTTTGCGAGCCTAGCGATGCTCAGTGCAGCCATCACTTACATCGTGGGCACATGGTTCAAAAACTCCGAAATCGCGATCCTTGAACGGCGACTCACAGAACATGAAAAAAAGATCGGGTCCTCGCTCGCCGAGCCAGCGCCCCCCTCGATCGATCGCAAATCCGACGGTGCCGCCACCCCTCTGCCAAAACATCGGGCCGACTTCCTTAGGAACATCCAATACGGATGGGGAGATGCCCAGATTCCACTGACACTTTCCGGAAGCGTCGCAACTACTACGGATCGGTTGCGAGTTGTGCTCGACGTTTCCAGTCCCATGCTAGGCTTAGGAATGTCGTTTCAACCTGCACAATTCGTCCTGATCAAAGAGTTGAAGGATGCGATTGTCAGAGGAGGTCGTATAGAGGTTCAATTGGTGTTCAGAGCTGTGAACTCGCCTAATCCCGGCTTCAGCCCGGCCTTTTTTTGGGGAGATCCGGAAAAGAATTATCCAGTTATGCCTATGAACAAAGTGAGAGTTCGACTTATCGGCGGGCACGGAGATGAACAGCACATTTACTTCTTTGCACTCGCCGGGCTTGGCGGTCAGCCGATAACGGTGCTGCCAGAGTCTGAGCTTGATTGGGTTCATCAATGGCGCGCACAAGATATGTAGGCCCGCCATACTCCACGGCCCTTTAATTCCCGATCCGCCAGTTCGTCCCGTCGCAACCAACCCTGAGGATGTTCGAGCCGCCCCCGGCGACGACCGAATTGAAGGTGGTCGCGTTGGCGTCGGTCACATACTGGCTTTGACCGCGTCGACCGGGAACACATGCTGGCAACGCCGCAACGGGAGCCGGCAGAATATTGCCGGCAGTGATGAACCGTCCTGAACCGCCAAGCGTCGGCGGCCCACCGACTATGACGTCCCCAATTGAGGTCACAGCGGCATTACCGGAGACCGTAAGCGTGCTGTAAATGTTACCCGTTGACACAGTGATAACCGAACCCTGGATGATGCTCGGCTGATTGAACTGGTTGCCGCTCCAGTTCTGCGTGCCCCCGGTTGCGTTATCAACGACGGCGAACGAACCTGCTTCGCTCTCGCAACTGACGATGTCCGGACCGTTGAGAACACCGGCCCCAATCTGAATAAGCGTTGGATTGGTGCCGGACACGCTGCCGAGCGTGAGACCGGTAATCGTGAAATTGTCGTTCATGTTGATGACGTTCACGCCGACATTGGCACACTGAATGTTGCCAGGCCCGAGCGTAGACAACTGCGCCGCGTTCAGGCTGTTGATGCGGACACCCTCAGCGGTCGTATCGCCACACTGGCCAAAGATCTGAAACTGACGGATGGTGAAGACGTCGTTCTCGCTGCACCCATCCTGATTGACGTTCGAGTTACACGCGGCACCGCTGACTGCGCTTGTGGAAGCTGAGCCGATAATAATGCCAACATGCGCGCCCGAGATTTCGAAGTGCTCCATAACGTTCCGCGTCGAAATCGGAACGTTATTGCTATTCACCCAAATGCCGATGCAGTTCGCCACGCCGTTGCAGTCAAGACCGATGTTCCGGAATTGCGAAAAGGACGATCCGAACATGTACAGCATCGGCGTTCCGGTCGCGCCGGTCCACTTGAGCACGTTGCCGGTCGTGATTGGCGGGTTGCCGCCGTTGCCGCCACCGCCGGCACCGACGATGCCGGATCCATAATTGCCGAACTGGATTGTACGGTTCAGCGTGAACACGCCACCACCAACGAAATACAGAAGGTGGTCATTCCCAAGGGATATGTTGCCAGCACCGCTGCAGGCGTTGGTGGTCTGGTTGCCGTCAACGATGATCTTGCCTGGAACGCTGCCGAGATCGGCGATAGCCGCCACAAGATTCGCGCACCAATCAGCCATGCCGTACTGCGACGCGAACTTGACCTTGTACGCATTGGAAATGGTAAGCGGGTGGCTCCCGGAGAAGTTAATGCCGCCGCCTGCCGCGATATCCGCCGCGATCGTCGTCGGGTTAGTTCCGGTGAAGGAGATGCCGCTGCCAGGCGTGAAGGAGCCCGACGGCACCGATATGCAGGATGTGAGGTTGCCGCTGTTGTCGAAGCATGCGCCGGTGTTTGCACGTGAGGCCGCAGATGGCAGCAACGCGAGCGTTTCGCCGGGCGCGGCTAGCACCGCGCGACCTGTTACGTCATTCGTCTTGTCCCACGTCTCCCGCTGGGTCGCGACGATATCGGTCAAGACCTGGTTCATGTCGCGCGCGGAGACGCCGCTGTTCTCGCTGAACTGCGCGGCGCGGCGCGGCCGACGGGCGCCGACGATCTGAACCGTCCCCGTCTGAGCACTATTGAAGGTCAGCACCGCATTGGTGATCGGGCGCGCGATCGAGCCGAGCGATCCGGACGGCGACGTGATGGCCCAGCCGTAGGTCGTGTCGTTGAAGTTGACCCGCACGCCATTGAGGTAGACCTCGACCCAATTCTGAAAGTCAGTCGAGTCCCCATAGAGCGCAAAGTTGACGTTGCACGTGCATGTCGTGCCGGAGATCGAATAGCTCGTCCGGCGTTCTGCATCGGGCAGCGCCGGTACGGGTCCGGGGGCTTGTGCGAAGGCCGGAGTTGCCCCGGCGATTAGGGTGAGAGCGAGAACGAGACGAGCGAGGCGCATCGGACGAAGGCTCCATGGCGACCCGGTCGGAAAGCCCTGCGCGGTGAAAGGGTGATCTAGGAGATCACCGGGCGCCATGGAGGTTGGTGAAATCGGCGTCCGCGCATCCCGCCTTCCGAGCGAGCTGATGCGCGTGAGGATGATTCAGCGCCGGGAAGCCGCAACGCACCGAGAAGAGGCTCAAATCGTTGCCTCGATGTCGAGCTCGGCGATCAGCAACGGTCCCGGGGTGTCCTTGATCACCACGACGCGTGGGTCGTATGAGCGCCCCAGCGGCCGGATGCGCTCCGCGGTCTCGCGCTGCGGCGGCGGCTGCGTTGGATCATCGCCGAAATTCCACGCCGGGAAGCGTCGAGCGTTCATCAGTGTCCCGAGCGGTGGTGATGTCGGCGTGGTGGGCCCGGAGAAGAGCCGCCCCATCACGAAGCCTGTCGAGTGTACAACATGAGCCGAAAAGCGCGCCACGCGGCGCCTGAGATTTCGCTGTCCAACATCGTTCCCTGGAGGAGCGTCCGGGCAGAACGGTTCAACATTCATCGTCCATTGCTGGCCTGCGACAAGGTCGAGCCGTGTCAGATCCTCACCTTTCTTGAATTGAGGGACGATGTAGCCGTTGGCGTCAACCTGATAGGTCCCCATCGACCGCGTGCCCTGGTCCATCAGCGAGACGGTCAGACCGGCCATGAACCACAGCGGTCCCTTTCCAACCGGAGGCGCGAATGGCGCCGGCGCGGCATTCACTGGAAGTCCGCAATCCAGATAGAACGTGTCGTCAAGAACCTCGCAGACACCGGTGCCGTTACCATAGGTCGAGGTGAAGCTCACATCAGCTGCGTAGGCGGAAACCCACGTAACGATTCCTGCACCTGACCAAGGGCCCCACCCAATCACGGGCGTCTTGTCCTGCAGCGTGTCGGCGTCGTATTTCCCAACGGTGATCGACTTGTCGCCGTTGAGAATATAGACGTATCGCTCATTGAACGTGCCATCGGCAGACGGAGCCGCGATCGCGAGAATGCCGTTGAAGAGGTGCGCGTGAAGCTCGGTCAGGTTTTTGGTGTTAAACGGCCGCGTGTAAGCGCCCGTGGCCAGAACTGCCATAACGCTATTCTGCCCAGCGTTGATGTAGAGGAGCGCTTCTTGCGAGACACGAGGCTGCACCTGCGCGCAGCCGTCGCTCGACAGAAGCTGAAATGAAACGCTGCCGGGCTTCAGCGGATTGGTAACCGAAATCGGGATGTAATAGAGTGCGCGATCGCAGACGACGAACTCCGAGCCCTCGGGGCCGGCAATGACGTAGTAGACCTGCACCTTGCGCGGTGCGAGTTCGAACATGGCATCGGACGGGTTCGGGCCGGTGTATTGGTCGGTCGGCGCGTTGATAGCCGACCACGAGATGCCGCCGGTCACGGACGAGAAATTGCAGAAGCCGAGACGAAACTGATCGACGAAGCACGACGCCGGGTAACCACGGAAGTCGTTCATGACTTCGTCGTCCCACACCGTCACCGGCGCCGGATTATTCACAGCATCGGCATCAGACGTGGTGTAGCCGCCACCCGGGCCCACTACTGCCTCGTTTGCCAGGAAGCCGGTTACCGTCGGGCCCGGGACCGAGGCGACGGGCGCCGAGAGCAACTGCACGGTGATAGTGCCGGCGCCGCTGTCTACGTTCACGATCAGCCCCTTGGCGCCGGACGTGATGCCGATCACCTCGTCGCCGACGCTGTACGCGGTAGCCGGGTCGGTGCCGAAGGTCAGCGCCTGGCGGCCGGGCAGCGATTCCTGCACGGTCGCACTGACCACAGTCGGGCTGGTGTAGCCGGTGATCAGGACCTGACGCCCGACGAAGCGAATGCGCGTGCCGACCCACGCCGCGGTGAACAGCGCCTGCGAGGCAGTCAGCGTGATCGCGCCGACGCGGCCGGACGGGAACATCGTGATGCCCTGCGGGCTGATCCGATAGAACAGCGTGCGTTTCTGGTTGCCGACCAGCAATTCGTTGTAGTCGGCGATCGACCACGTCGATACGCCGTCCCATGTCACCACCTGCGGGCGCATGCTGTTGCCGAAGCAGATGTAGATCGAAAAGTTCAAAAATGCATAGACGATGGAATCGATGTCAGCATCTGTCACCCAAGGCAGAGCGGCGCCATTACCCTGATTTGTAAATGCTCCAACGCTTGCGCCCGTCGAAGGATCGACAATCGTCACGTTTCCAGGGGTGAAGGCAATGTCGAACTCCTTGCCAGGCTTCATCGCAAACCGCTCGATGCGCTTGGTGGAGCTGGAGATCGGATAGATCGCACGGCGGCCCGAGCGAACCTGGATCGCCCCGGAGTTCAAGATGCGCGCATTGGACATCTGGCGGAGGCCGGCCTTGCGGGCCGGATGATCGTCAGCCCGCTTCAGCGAGACATCAACCTCGCCGTAAGAGAAATCGCGCTGCGCGCCAAGGATCTTTGCAATCATGGATCGTCAGGTCTGTTCGTAAATGCCGGTGCAGGTCATCGTCACGCCGGACGCTGATGGTGCGGTGTTGTCGACATACATGATGATCATGCTGCTGCCGCCGGAAGCGATGCGGCCCGAAGCGCCTTTTCCTGTCAGCGCCGTCTCGCCACAAGACGCATTCGCTGCCCGCGCCGTCGTTCCGATTGGGAGCGCAACGTTGATGGTGCCGCTCCCAGACCCTACCGTCGTGATGGTGATCGTGATTGTGAAATGGACCAGCTTACCAATGACCTTGAACGAGCCGGACGAGCTCGCCGACGTATACGCGCCGCCGCCTGACGTCGGGGTTGGGGCATAGGTCGTCCAGGCCGTGGTCTGGTTGACGCCGTTGATGCTCGTGCAGGTCAGTGCAAGGCTGCCGACGGAATTCGTGCAGTCGCCGGTGTGCGCAGGCTCCTGCGCCGCCTGCAGCGTGCCAGTCAGGCTGGTGGTGGGGATATTGGTCAGGTTGGAGCCGTTGCCGGACGCAGGCGTTCCCAGCGCTCCGTTGAAAAGCACGGGCGCACCAGCCGTGCCCACGTTCACACCAAGCGCAGTTGCAACGCCTGTACCCAAGCTCTGCGGCGTTGCGATGTTGCCGACCGAGCCGATCCAGATTTTTCCGGAAGCGAGCGGTATCGCGCTGGCGGCCCAACTGTTGACCCATGCCGTGGTCGCGATGCGATTGTTATTTTCTGAAATCGGGGCGGTCGGAGCAACCAGCGCCATCGGCTCGGCGGCCGCTCTCGATAGTGTGAACACCAGCGCTGCAATAAGGGCGCAGACGGCGATAGCTGCGACATGGAGCGCACGTTTGCCGCCATCGATCACGACGAAGCGCGGCGGTGGCGGGCGAAGATCCTCGGGGCCGCCGCATGCGATCAAGTGGTCACGGCAAATCGGGAATCCCGACCAGCCCCGAACGGCCGGCCTCCGTTCGTCGAGAACGAGACAGATGGCGCAACAGGGCTGAGAACTGCGGGGCGTTAGTCGGTGCGCGATCCAAGACACGTGATCAATTCCCAATCATGCCGGACTCGAGGATGATCACAGGCCCCAGCGCGCCGGCAACCGTTTCGACATAACGCGCATCGCGCCCCATGAACTCCTTCGCGCTGACCGAATTCAGTCGCAGCCGCGCGTTTCCGTTGCCCGTGTCGATGATCTGAACGAGCGAACCTTGCTGTTTCAAACCCACGTTCTGATTGTCAGCCATTGGTGGAATCCTTCTCGGTTTCGTCGTCGATGATCTTCCATGAGCCGATCGGCGTCTGCTTGAACGGCTCGTTGCGTGTGATGATGCCCTCGGCCTGCTCGGTGGCGCCGACGGCTTGTTTCACTTGATCCAGGAATGTCCCGATCTCAACACGATGCGCGCGCAGCGAATGGTCATGCCCCTCGACATCGAAGGTGACGACGAACGTGCTCATGCATTCCCCCTTGCCTGCCTGATGCTCTGCGGGCCGCGCTTGCGACCGTTGTCGGGTCGAACCTGTGAAGCGTCGCGTTGAAACTGGTGCTGCCGGCGGGCGAAGGCAGAAACATCCTGGGCGACGATCAGGACCAGGCCTGTCGCCTGCAAGAGCTCGCTGAGGGTCTTGCTCGTGAGGTGTTTCGTCGGCCGTGGCCCAAGTACCTTCGAGCTGTAGCCGGACGTCCACCCAATGAGTTCATCCAGCGCCAGTCGCGAGATTCCCACCTCGTCGACATAGGCGCGCAGCGCCGAATGAATGGCGCCGTAGCTGTCCGCAATAGCGATGGGTCTGAGCGCCGGCATCAGGCCGCGCTCTCCTGCTCGGGTTGCGCCACATCGATTGGCGGCGCGGTCTCGCCGGGCAGCGCCCACAAAAAGATCGTCGGCGATCGCTGGAGCGCATCCCGCGCGTCCGTTGCGGCGAGCTCGACGATAATTGGCTTGGGGCCACTCACGTCCCACAACTTGGTCAAGGCGGCCGATGGATTGGGGCAGTTTCGGCCAAGACGATCAGGCGTGCTCATCAGCGGGCTCCTGTGGGCTGCGGAAACTGTCGCGCGTAATCGAGGCGCTGGGCCTCGGACATGCCAGTCCACTGCTCCTCGGAAACGCGACCTTGCATGTGCGGCGGATCGCGATGCGCCTGCGAGAACGACGCGGCGCCCTGGGTGGTGAACTTGCGAAGTAGCGTCTCCCAACCCCGGACGATCTTCTCGGTCACCAGCATGCCGCGCATGGCGCCGGCCAACTCATCGCCAACCATGCCGCGCATCCAGGTTTCGAGCGCCGTCACGCGCTGCACGCCGTTCGCCCCCAGCTTGGCAACCTCCGCCGCGGCGGCGGTGTTGAACAGCGCCTGCTCCTGCGCTTTCATGCCCGCGTAGATGCCCAGCACATCGGACAAGTCGCCCTGAGACCAGCCCTTCTTGTGAGCCAGGTTGCGAATGTCGGACAGCGCTGAATCCGCTTCGTCGAATTTGAACTCAACAGGCAGACGGAGATCAGCCGGGAGCTCAGCCTTGTAATCCGCCGGCGTCGCCGGCAGCGACGTCTTGCGCAATTCGGCGTCAGCCTTCGCCTGGAAGAGCTCCTTGACCTCGGTCGAGGTCAGCGTCATGTCGCCGACCGTGATCGTCTCACCGTCTACGTGGGTGGATCCGGCGGGCGCCGGCTGGTCACCCAGTTTCGGCGCGGCCGGCTCGGCGCCGGGCTTGCGCGGTTCGATCGTCACCGTGCCGTCGGGCTGGCGCCGGTGCACGGTCGATTGCGCTTCACGGACCTGGTCCGCGATCTCGAGTTCGCCCCGCTGGCCGGCCGGCATCGCCCACAATCGGATATCCTCCGCGCTCGGCTGCGGATCCGGTCGCTGCGTGTGCGCCTGAAGCGGCGGCAACACGGCCCCGGCGTTGTCGCGCGCCGGCGCGGCGAACGGTGAAACGGTCTCAGGTTCAGACATTCTCAGGACTCCAAAAAAATCGGCTCAGGGTGTTTTCGAAGGAAGGCGTGCGTGCGAGTTACCAGCGCCCTGGCCGAGCCGCGAATTTTCCCCCCGGGGGTGCCACCCGACGGCCGCGCCAAAGCGTAGGCAGCCCCCTGCCCTCGTGCGCATAAATCCCTTTCGTAGTGCGTTGCGCGCCGTAAGTAGCGTCCGATTTGCATGCGCTTGCAATCTCTCTTGGATGCTCGATCACAGCGATCATGCTCATCCGTGTAGTTGCCGTTTCAACGCTGACCGGATTGACGAACCGGTGCAGGTCTCGCGCCAAAGCGTCGCAATCACTCGTCTTTTCATTCTACGCCTTCACCACTGCTACCGTGATTGCTACCAGACAGGTTCGGCGTGACGTCGATCGTTGCCGGCGCATCGGTCGGTGTCGCCTTTGCGTTGATCACGATGACTAGGCCTGGCCGCACGGTCGACGCCGGCGCATTCCGTTGCTCCTCCGCCTGCCCTTCCATTGTCCGGATCGCCTGCACGCGCGCCATCGCGTTGGGGCCGTCGGCTATCTCATCGAGTCGGTGGAAATTTTTGGCGCGCACGCTTTCACGCAAGACACCTAATTCCGCATTGTAATGCTGGAGCACATGCGGCTTTCGCAGCGCTGCACGCAGGGAATGGTCCTTGAGTCCTGCTTTCTCGGCGGCGTCCTGCCTACGTGCGCCCTCCCAGACCATGAACTCGATGGCTCGGGCGAGCTTGCCGGATACGGTGAGCTTCCCTGATCTTTCTTTAACGGCGATGGCTTGGCGGGTCGGTTGGTCGGTCATGGGCCTATTCCTTGGTGATCAGCGGTGCGCTAGCGAGCGTCGCCGTAGGCAGAGCGCTGCTGGCGCATAGCGGGTTGTGGATGGATGCGCGCGAGGCGTTGTGCGCCATCACTGCGCCAACGCATGAGGGGGGCATTGTCGTGTGCTCCAACGACAACCCCATGGGTAGGGTTTTGGCGTTGTTGGCGCAGCCCGGTTTGCGCCAACGGTGCGCCAACGGTTTTGAGGCAATGGCGCAGCATCAGGACGGCCTCTTTCCGTGGCAGACGCGGAGACCTTTGCGGCTCTTGCGGTCAACTGGGTCGTCGTAGTCCTCGTTGAACAGGACGCCGTTGAGCACCCACGTGTTGACGATCTGACGGCACTGCGGCTCGGTGCGGTCCGGACAGTGGCGCTGCACGATGGGCCATGCAGCGCGCGTCTTGGCTGGGCCCGCGTCCGAATAGCGCTGGCCGTTCGGCATGCCGGCCTCAATCTCGTCCAGGGCGGCGTTGAGCTGGGCGCCGCTGACGCCGTCCCATGTCTTAGGCGGATGCCATGGGATGACGGTCTGCACCTCGTCGCCCTGCGGGTAGTCCGGTGTGCCGTTCTCGAGCCGGACCCCAATCAGCTTGAACCATGTGGCCTCGGACGACGGTGGGGCAATGTTGACCTTGCTGGAGTCGAGCCGCACGTACAGCTTCCGCTCCTCGGCCGGGATGCCAAAGGTGTCCCCCTCCCCGTCGCTCATCCTGGTGAGCGTGTACATCAGGCGTCCGGCGTCCCGGGCGGCGCTGGCTCCGCGGCCGGCATCGGCATCGCCGGCGAGCTGCTGCCCCTTCTTGGTGTGATGCGGAACGTCGACCGCGATGTTGAATTCGATCGCCAGTTTCACGAGCAGGCCACAGACGAAGTCCATGGCGCCGTTGTCGTTCTCCTCCATGCCGTGGAGCTTCACGAAAGGATCCAGTCCGAGCAGGTCGATCTGCCGGGTCGCGATCGCCTGGCGCAGCATCGCCTCCAGCGGCCCGGCCGCGCGCGCTCCGTCCTTCATGTCGGCGAGCTTGATGCCCTTAGGGGTCGCACAGAACAGCCAGCCCTTGAGCTCTGCCGGCTCGATGCCGTGATGGATACGCGCGGCGGCGAGCCGGCGCTGGAGCTCGCTGTCATCGTCCTCCAGGCTCAGCAGGAGCACCCTGCAGCGCTTGAAGACGTGCTGACCGGTGAGCGGCCGACCCGTGGCGACCGCAAGATACTGGAGCGTCCGAAGCGCCGTCTTGCCCGTGGCGCCGGGGGCAAGCAAGCCTGACAAGAAGCGGCGGCAGAATTGGTTGCCGAGCAGCCATTCCCGCGGCGGCGGGATGTCGACGACGTCGCCGGCGTCCCACTCTTTGAGACCAGCGGCCGCTTGTTGCTCGCTCCCCGACCTATTTCCTTCTCCCGCGGGCAATTCGGGTGGTTGCTCCCCGAATGCCTCGAACCCATCCACCGACGGGACATCGCTGCGAGGATCCGCATCACCACGGTCGAGGAAACCTTCCTCCTCGGACACCTGCAAGAGAATCGCTCGGTTAGCTGGGTTCAGCATCAAGCGGCCTCGCTGACCAGCATGTGGGCAACGCTAGTGTGATCGCGAAGCCATTTGCGAAGGCGATCGGCGTCGCCCAAGCTCACGACGTAATTGAAGGCATCGACTGTGCTTTGCGGAATCGGCCGCGGACGTGGCTCAGACGCCTTCTCGGGCGCCGGAGGCAGTTTGCCCGTCCATTTCCAGCGATCGCGGGGGTCATCGAGCTCGAACCGCTTCACGAGCTGCAAAACGTAATCGGACGGCAGTTCGGGCGCGGGTGCGAAGGCCTCGGCCATCACGGCTTGCACGCCGTCCTGGCCGATCTCGGCGACGAGACCCCAACGCTCGGCGAGCGCCTGCAGGTTGTCCGCAGCGAACTGGAGTGAGATCCAGCCGTCGGCGTGATACCACGCATGATCGCCGCAGCACTCGACGAAGTCGTCGAGGTCGCCCAACATCGCCCTCTCTGAGAGCCGGACGGGCGAGTTCATGACGTAGCCTCGATCAGGTCTAGTTCGATCGCCTTAGCCTCGGCGCGCTCCAGAGCGCGGCGTAGTTCCGGCAGCTTCTCGATCGCGAAGGCGACGCCTTTCTTGGACGCCTGCATGTGGCCGGTCTCGGTGGTGAAGAAAACGCGCAGGTCACCGATCGCACGTCCGTTAAGCCTGGACAGCGTCAGCCGAATGCACTGGTTGCGCCGGCGCCCTTTCCAGAGCTGAAACACCACAATCGGCTCGGCGAGCGGATCCAGGGAGGACGTTGCGAACTGCGGATCGGAGCAGATATCCAGATGATCGTTTTCCCGACGATTCCTGCCTGCATGCCGAACCCGCTTTTGAGCGGCGGGTTCGGTCATGCCGCCTGTCCCTTCAGCCGAAAGAACTTCGAAGCAAAATCGTCGGCCACTGCCTTCAGGGTGTCCGGGTCGTCACCGGCGAGCTTGCGCAGCGCGACGCGCACGGGGACCCGCTTCTTCCCCTGAACCTCGATCACCGGGATAACCCCGGCCTTCGCCGCCTCATAGCTGCCATTTCGATGCAGCCCGAGGGCAATAAGTCCATACTCAGGCACCGAGATCGTAATGGGAAGATCGCGGTCGTTCGCGTTCATTTTTCGCCTCGCTGGTTGCGATGAATTGACTTGCGCAAACGGTAATCCCGCGCCGTCCTTGACTGCAACGGTTGATTTGGATAATGTGCATCATCCGTATCATCACCGTATCAGGGGCAAAATGTCCGAGGTTGCGATCAATTTTGAATGGAGCCGTGCTTATTCGACCAAACCCGGTCGTGCCGCATACGCGATTGAAGGCGGCAAGATTGTTCAGGTTGGGGACCGCCGGGAGAATTACGCTCCTCTAAGGCTCGGGGCTGTGTATCCCGTCTATCTCGAGTTCGCGCAGTTGGATGGCTCGCCGGAATCGTGCCTCGGTTTCGCTGAAAAATACGGCCTCCTATGCACCTCGGCGCGTCACAGCAAACCTCCTTCGGAAGAACTCACACTCTGGAAAGCCGAGATCAAGCGCATGTCCGGCAACCTCCGAGCGCTCCCGAACGTCATTCGCATCGCCAACTCTCGCGGGACGTACGCCAAAGTCGCGACAGTGGATGTGCTTCTAGTGCCCGGCCACGGCGAAGGTTCTCCACCGGTGATGGTGCTGGAGCCCGGCGATCTTCTCCAAGCCATGAATTTGGAAATGGCCCAATTCATCAGCGGTGGCGGCCGACTGGTGCCATGCAAAAACTGCGGACTGTTGTTCCAAGCCGGCCGCGCTGGCGGAAAACGCACGATCGCACAGTTTCACAGCGACGAATGCAGGATTGCTTTCAACAACGCCAAGCGGAGGGGCAAATGAAGGGACACTTACGTGAACGGTCTCCAGGACATTGGGCGATCATTCTCGATCAGCGCGACCCGGGCACCGGCAAGCGCAAGCGCAAATGGCACAGTTTCACCGGTACCAAGCGGCAAGCCCAGGTCGAATGCGCGCGACTGATCTCTGAGACAAACGACGGCAGCTACGTCGAACCGTCCAAACTGACGGTCCTGCAATACTTCGATCGCTGGCTGAAGCACATCAAGCCAAACGTCTCACCGCGGACACATGAGCGGTACGAGCAAATCGCCCTGAAAAACATCGCTCCCCTGATCGGCGGCAAGATCCTTTCCAAGCTGCAGCCTATCGACATCAGCGAAGCCTATGCCAAGGCACTCGAAAGTGGCCGGCGCGACGGCGGCGGCGGCCTATCGCCCCGCACGGTCCACCACATGCACCGGGTGCTTTACTCGGCCCTGGGCCAAGCCGAACGCTGGAAACTGATCGTCCGCAACCCCGCCGCGCTCCTCGAAAAGCGGGACCGGCCCAAGATCGAAAGGAAGACCGTCACGGTCATTGCTCCGGCCGCCACCGCCGCCGTCTTTGACGCCGCGCGCGAGCGCCGGCTGTTCATCCCGCTGGTGCTGGCTTCCCTCTGCGGCCTCAGGCGCGGCGAGATCACAGCGCTCCGGTGGAAAGCGATCGATCTCGACGCAGGCCAGCTCGCCGTCGTCGCCAGCACTGAGCAGACCGACGCAGGCGCTATCCGAGAGAAGGAAGCCAAGAGCGGCCGCTCCCGGACTGTCGCCCTGCCCGCCATGGCGGTTGAGGAACTGCGCCGGTGGCGGCTCCAGCAGGCCCAGGAGCTCCTTCGGCTCGGGGTGCGGGCGGACGATGACTGGCATGTGGTCACGCAAGCCGACGGCACCCCCCTGCAGCCGAGGAGCCTGACCCATGTCGTTTCCGAATTCTTGAAGGAATGGCGGGTTACCCTGCACGGCCTGCGGCATAGCCACGCCAGCCACATGCTCGCATCGAATATCCACCCCAAGATCGTACAGGAGCGCCTTGGTCACTCTTCCATCGCGATCACGATGGATATTTACAGCCACTTGATGCCGAACATGCAGGGAGAAGCTGCCGCGACGGTTGACGGCGTGCTGCGCGCCGCCATAAACAAGCGAACCGACGACGTTGGGTAG